GCTGAAACAGTTCAAGCTGGTGCTCAACTTTTAGTAAATACAAATGGTGGAGCAGTAACAATTACGCTACCAGCCTCACCTGCTACGGGGGATGAAGTTTCATTCGTAGATCAGGGTTATGATTTTAATAGTAACGCATTGACTGTTGGAAGAAATGGATCTAATATAGCTAATGCAGCATCTGATCTAGTAGTCAATACACAAGGCGCAGCTTTTTGTTTAGTCTTCTCAGGAGATGCAACAACAGGCTGGACGTATAAGGAGAAATAATAGATGTCAAATTACGAAGCAACAAAATACGATTTCGATGGAGCAAACCTTACAGGTATCGAAGGAATTCCTACAGCAACTATTGTACCGTGGTCTTCTTCTTCAGTGCCATCAGGTTTCTTAGAATGTAATGGAGCAAACGTTTCAAGATCAACTTACTCTGCATTGTTTGCAATCATAGGTACAACTTATGGAGCAGGAGATGGTTCATCAACATTTACATTACCAGACTTGCAAGATAACGTTGCAGTCGGTAAATCTTCTGGAAAAGCTTTAGCATCAACTGGTGGAGCAAATACTGTAACATCTACAGGGAACGTTGCTGGTTCAACAGCTAACGCAACTTTATCAACAGCACAACTTGCATCACACAGTCACCCTTCAACTACTTTATACCAGTTTGGTCAACACCCAGGTAGAACTAGCTTTAGAAATCAAGGTAACCCTCCAGCACAAGGCGCACTTATAGGTAATACTGGATCAGATGGTGGTCACTCTCACAACATGAGTGCAAACTTTGTTGGAGATGCAACTTCAGTTTTACAACCTTATTTAACAGTTATATATATTATTAAAACGTAGGAGAAATTATGGCAACAAACGCAGCATGGACAGTAGTATTCGACGACAAAAAAATTCTTAAACAAAGTGGTGATGCCGCTGGAACTTCATACAAAATTGATGATAATGATTTTTGGGGATTAGCTAAATGGAATAATATTTGGGCTATTCAATACGCAACATCAAATCCAAGTGACACTGTAGAATACAGAGATACAACTCCACACTCTACTTGGGAAGATGCAAACTTAGGTGACTTTCAAGATTTTATCGATAGATGGGATGCAGCTCATTTAGCTCAATTACAAGCTAATTGGGATGCTGACAACATTGATGGTGAAAGTGAATCTGATAAAATTGCTAGATTAGGTGCAAGACCTACATCATACTCATCGTAAATTCATCCAAGACGTTAAAATATATTTTTCACCAGATAAAGGTGGATTACCTCTATGAACATAAGGAAATCCAGCAGGCCAAATTACTATTCTTCCTTTTTTAGGTTTTACTCTTTTTGAGAAATGTAAAAATTCTGTTTCTCCACCTTCTTCAACATCATTTAAATATATAGTATATACAAAAGCTCTTGGTTCATTATCAAAACCTTTTCCATGTTCTAAATGCCAAATATGATATCCTTCTGTAGGTAGAGTTTTTTGTATTTTTAATTGAGTAAAATGAAACTCATTGTCATTACCATATGCAACATCTCCACCAGTTTCTTTTAAATAATTATTAAAGGCTAGAGTATAGTTAACTATTAATGTTTTAAGCCTACTGTGCCAAACATTTAAATTTTCAGATGTCGCAAAAAACTGAGTATCTTTTTTCTCAAGACTGTTAGAATTTTCAAATTCTTTTCTATTCAAAGTCCTTTTCATTTTATTTTCTTCTTCAAATAATTTTATGGCTTTATCACATTCTTCAGGGGTAATGTAATTATCATAGATACCTATAAAATTAGTTATGTTTGCTGTTTTTTCTTTCATTTTTATCTCTTATTTTTTTATTAAATTCAAAATGACTCTTTTCCGAAATGTTAAATATTAAACTATATCTGTTTTCTTTTTCATCAGACATATCAAAACCATGTAATATTTCAGGAGGAAATATATAATAATCTCCTGGTTCAGGGGTTATCCTTAAATTTAATTCAGGTAAAATTAAATCACATCCTTTTGTTAGATATAAAATACCATGCACACAAGGATGAGTATGATAGTTTAAACTATCTCCTGGTTTTATTTCATTTCCCCAAGCATTACTAACAACATTTTTTTCTAAAAAATATTCAAAAATTTTAGGGTGAGTAGTTTGATGAGTATTTATTAAGAAAGCTATAAAACCATTAAAATTTTCATTGTCTATATAATGATTCCAATGAGTCATACCTCCCTTTACATTAGTATAATTTTTCATAGTAGGGTCTAAATTATTTTTTAAATCTAATATGAAATTATGAATTACATGAGGATATGGATAATTTCCATGTATTATATTTACAGTCCTTGGATAAGTAACTGTTAAACTATTTTTGACTTCATTTAACTTATTATTTTTGGTTAATAAGCTGATCATTTGTGACTTTCATTATTTTTAAAACTAATATATAAAACACTATATGCTACAAAAATTAAATTTCAAGCCTGGTTTCAATAAAATGGTCACAGATTCAGGGGGAGAGTCTCAATGGGTTGATGGTGACTTTGTTAGATTTAGATATGGTTTACCTGAAAAAATAGGTGGTTGGAATCAATTAAGTGTTGCGGGAGAAACTTTACCTGGAGCAGCACGTGCTCAACACACTTGGACATCTATAGCCGGTGAAAAATATGCAGCTATTGGAACGTCACAAGGTTTATTTTTATATTATGGAGAACAATTTTTTGATATCTCTCCACTAGATACAGCAATAACAGGATGCACTATTTCTACAACTACTTCGTCAACAACTGTAACCATTCACAAAGGTTCTCATGGATTACTTGCAGGAAGATATATTACATTATCTTCTGTAACTGTTACAGGTGCATCTGATTTTACAGCAGCAGAATTAGAAAAGTCTTATGAAATTTTAACAGCGGTAACAGATAGTTTTACAATTCAAGCTTCACGTGCTGAAGGAGGATCTGGCATGACTGCAGCAGGAGCCGCAACAGTTAATCCTTATGTTGTAGTAGGACCAACTAATCAAACAACTGGTTATGGTTGGAGCACGTCAACATGGGGAGCTGAAACATGGGGTACAGAAAGATCTACAAGCTCTGTAATTCTAGATCCAGGAAACTGGAGTCTTGATAACTTTGGTCAAGTATTAGTTGCAACAATTAGAGATGGAGAAACTTTTACTTGGAACGCTGGAGCATCTAATGCTAGAACAATTAGAGCTTCAAAATCTACATCTGGATTTTCTACGTCAGCTAATCCAACAGCATCAAGATTAACACAAGTATCTGATAGAGATAGACACGTATTTCATTTTGGAACAGAAACAACTATTGGTGATCCTACAACTCAAGATCCAATGTTTATTAGATTTTCAAATCAAGAAGATCTAAATACATATGCGCCGACAGCCACTAACACGGCAGGTACATTTAGATTAGATAAGGGAAATAAAATTGTAGGAGCTGTATCTGGTAAAGATTATACTTTAGTTTTAACAGACAGTTCTGCTTATACAATTCAATTTGTTGGACCACCTTTTACATTTAGTGTTAGACAGGTTGGTACAAATTGTGGATTAATTGGACAACATGCATTAACTTATTCTGATGGTAAAGTATTTTGGATGTCAGGTGAAGGTGGTTTCTTTTTATTTGATGGTACGGTAAAATCATTACCATGTCTTGTTGAAGATTTTGTATTCACCACTACAGGAGATAATTTAGGATTAAACTTTAATTCAAATGATGTTATTTATGCAGAGCATAATACACTTTATGGTGAAGTAAATTGGTTCTATCCAAAATCAGGATCAGAACAAATTGATAGATGTGTTACTTATAATTACAATGAAAATGTTTGGACGACTTCATCATTAGCAAGAACTTCTTACGTTGACACTGGAGTTTTTGATGTGCCTTATGCAACAGAATATAATAAAACTGCAACACCAGTTTTTACTGACATATTAGGACTTACAAATACTTACGGAGCATCAACATATTACGCTCATGAGGTTGGTACAGATCAAGTTAATAGTTCGGGAACGACCTCTATCAACGCTTTTATACAATCTGGAGACTTTGATATTACACAAAGAAGAAGTGCACTAGGAGGATCAACAGGACTTGCAGATTACAGAGGAGATGGTGAGTTCTTTATGTCTGTTAAAAGATTTATACCAGATTTTAAAGTTCTTACAGGTAACTCAAAGATTACATTGTTATTAAATGACTATCCAAACAACACAGCCGCAAGCTCACCGCTTGGTCCCTTTACAATTACATCATCCACTGATAAGATAGATACTAGAGCACGAGGAAGACTTGTAGCATTAAAAATAGAAAATGATAGCACAGGCGAGACTTGGAGATATGGAACTCTGAGACTTGACGCACAACCGGACGGTAGAAGATAATGGCATATTTAGGTAATGGTATATACGATTTAATAGATGTGATAAAAGCATCAAAAAATCCTCAAATTAATTATGAAGGTCTTTATCAAGATCCAATGCCTAATGTGCTGACTTACAATCCACTTAAAGCAATGACCCCTGGTTATTCATTTAATACATTATATCCAAGTTATTTAGAGGACAACCCAGATATGTTTAGTCCAGGTGGTAAATTTTATGATGATTTAAAACTTAGATCGGATTTTAAAACAGTTAATAAAGGACTACCACTTTATAGTGGTGGTAGGTATGCTGATTCAGATAGAGTTGGAAGATTTGAGGGTTTTAATCCAAGAGTAGGAATTATAAATTCTTTAGATCTTAATAAATTTGCAAACACTGTAGCACCTATGGGTGTCATGACTCAAGCACCTGACTTTGAAAGATTTGAAGGTATAACAAAAGAAACAGATATTGATGATGATACTCAAGATACTGTAAATAATATTGTCAGAAGAGTAGAAGACGATGATCTAGAAGCATCTGCAATACCAGAGTTTGCAGAAGGTGAATTAAAACAATCACCTACAGGTATTGCAAGACTATTTCAGTTTTTAAGTAATCTTCCAACACCATTTAATTTAGTAAGACGTGGTTTAGAATCATTATCTGGAGTTAATCAAAGATTACGTAACACAGATTTTGGACAATCAAAAACTTTAATGGAATATTTTGGAAAAAAACAAGCAAGAAGAGAAGCTGAAAGATTAGCTCCTATTCAAAAACAATTACAAGAAGCTGCAGAGAGAGGCGGTGGTTTTCAAGAAACAAATCAAAAACAAAACATAGCTAGAACTGCCAGCCGAGTAAGTGATGGAAAAAGAAGAGCATACGGTTTATAATGGCTAAGATATCAGTTAATATACCTGAACCAAAAGAAGAGTATGATGTATCTAATCAAAGACAAGTTTTAGAAGCATTGGATACTGTAAAAAATCAACTTAACTTTTCTTTTCAACAAGACTTAAAAAACGAACAAGAAGCTTTTAATTATTTTTTATCATGACAATAAGATACAAGAATCAAGGTTTTAAACAATCTGGCACAGGAAAAACTACAGTGTTCACATGTCCTAGTGATGGAACAGCTATAGTTAAAAGTATTTATTGTGCTAACAATGATGCATCATCAGCTATCTTAGTTAACATGAATTTTGTTGACTCATCAGATTCGAGTGCTGAATATGAATTTTTTAGAGATGACGTAGCTGCTAAAGAACAAGTAAATGCTGCACCTCAAGGCTTGAATTTAGAAGCAGGAGATGCTATAACTGTGCAAGCAGCTACAGGTAGTAATAAGATACAAGGCCTGATAAGTTATGCTTTAATAGATAGATCGCAAGAAAATGGATAAAGATAAAATAGAACATACTCATGATAATGGAATTACTCATTCTCATGAAGGAGGAGATGTTCCTCACACACATGATGAGTTACCAAAAATAGAATGTACAACTATAACAACATATAGAAATACTAAGACAGGAGAAGTGCATAAAGAAAAAGTAGAGGGACCTGATATCGTACAAGATGTTACAGTTCAAGTTACTAATAAAGGTCTACAAGTATTTCAGAAAGTGATGAATGAAAATAAGAAACCAAAACCCTAGAGGTGGTACAGAGTTACAATTTGAATATTTAAGAAATCATGTTGAACATAGCTTACTTAATCAAGTAAAAATTTGTACATCCGTACCAGAAAAAACACCATTAGATCCAACAAAGATAAATATACTTTGGCAAAAAAATTCTTGGGATCAACCTAATTTACACCCGTGGTTTAAAGATAAATCCAATCACAATAAATATGATTGGTATGTATTTAATTCTAATTGGAACTTTGAACAATTTACTAAACACTTTGATTTACCTAGAGAGAAATGTGTTGTAATTAAAAACGGTATTGAGAATGTAGAACCTATACCCACTATATATAAAAAAGGTGATCCAATAAAAATTGTACATCACTGCACGCCATGGAGAGGATTATCTGTATTGTTAGGTGCAATGCAATTAGTTAAAAATCCTTTAATTACTTTAGATGTGTATTCATCTTGTGAAGTATATGGTCAAAGTTTTTTTGAACAAAATGATCATCAATATAAAGCTTTGTATGAACAAGCAGAACAATTACCTAATGTAAATTACATCGGTTACAAACCAAATGAATATATAAAAAAACATTTAAAAGATTACAGAATGTTTGTGTATCCTAGTATTTGGGAAGAGACGTCTTGTATATCTTTATTAGAATCTATGTCTGCAGGTTTGTATTGTATTACAACTAATTATGGTGCTTTGTATGAGACAGGTGCAGAGTTTCCAATGTACGTGCCATATTCAAATGATTATAAAAGTCTAGCTAAAAAGTTTGCTGCAGGAATAGAAGCAGCTGCAGATATGTTAGATACAGACGGAATAAATCAACATTTAAAAATGCAACAAAACTATGTAAACAGGTTTTACGATTGGAATGTAAAAGGACAAGCTTGGACTAGATTTTTAATGGGGGCTATAAATGCAAAACAATGATCCAATATGGTTTTCTGAACAAAAGAAAACAAACGCAAACGCAGATACATATCAAACAGAAAAAATAGAACAGGTAGATTCTGTAAGAACTATAAACATAAATGAAATGTTAGATCGACCAAAAGCAAAGATCATGGTAGCTACTCCATGTCATAGCGATGTGTCTATGCATTATTGTCAGGCTGTGTTAAAGTTTCAATTAGAATGCATGCAACAAGGTATTCTTGTTAGCTTTACATTACTTAAATCATCACTTGTTACACAAGGTAGAAACCTTTGTGTTGCAGAGTTTTTAAATCACAAAGATCATTACGACTATCTTTTATTTATAGATTCAGATATAGATTTTAATCCTAAGACTATCTATAAAATGATAGGTGCAGATAAAGATGTTATTTCTTGTCCATACCCAATGAAGACATTTGATCTTGATAAGATGTGGAAGAAGATGAAAGAGACAGATATTGTTAAAACAAAAGATGATGTACTAAGAGCCGCACATGTATTTCCTATTAAGATAGGTAAGAATGAATTAGAAATGAAACATGGTGTTATAAAGGTAACTCATGCTCCTACAGGATGTATGTTAATAAAACGATCTGTTATTGAAAAGATGATTAAACATCACCCTGAATTAGAGATATATCAACCTACTGTAATTAATGGTAAAGAAGTTAAAAAAGAAAACTTTTACAACTTATTTGATACTTTACATGATGTAGAGACCAAAAGATATTTTGGTGAAGACTTTGGTTTTTGCCAAAGATGGACAGATATGGGTGGAGAGGTCTATATCTACGCATTGGACTATATTACTCATGTTGGTGACCATCAATATTGTGGTCGATTCTTTGATCTATTGGAACATGCAAAACGTGTTGACGATAGTGAAAAAATCAAATAAACTGCAATACTACAGGAAATATACCTGCCCTAAACTAGTTTAATTAAAATATGACAATATCACGTATGCAACAACCAAGACAAATGTATCAGGAAGGCGGTATCATGCCTAGACTAAATCAGTTAGGTAGTGGTGTTTCTTCTGCAGAACAAATGTTAGAAGGTATTAATCAAAGATTAGAATCAGCTGAATCTAGTTTAGGTTCAGGTGGTGGAACTTTGGCTACTAGTGTGCAAACACCAGATCCTTTTTTTGGTAAGAATCCTTTATTTGATGGAAGACTTTTAGGACCAGGCAAAATAGATAATCAAGGACAAGATCCATTGCAGATAGGAAAGTTAGGTCAAATTCCAGAACAATTTAGATCTGGTTTTGATGAATACTTAAAAAACAACGAAACGTCGTTTGGATTTGGAGGACAAGCTTTGAGTTCCGTAGGACTTCCAGGTGGAGGTAGTGTAACATTTGGTGACACTGGTAGTGCTGGAGCATTTAGAGATTATTTAAAAACAACAGGATTTAATTTACCTGGCGGAATGGGATCACCAATACAACAAGCAATGATGGGTAGACAAATGTATGGCTTAGGAAGCCTGGTAAAATCTATTACAAAACCTTTTAAAAAAGTTGCTAAAAGTGTAAAGAAATTTGCTCTTCCAGCAGCAGCTCTGTATTTTGGATCTCAAATACCTTTTGGTGATAAAACTTTAGGATCAATTTTTGGAGATAAGATAAGTGGTATTTTAAGTAGTGAAGCTCTTAAAAAAGGAATGGGTAAAATAGGTGATACACTTCTTGATGTAGGTGTAGGTTCTTTAGTAGGTGGTGGTTTAGATTATCTTCAAAGATCAAAATTACCTCAACCTGAAGAAAAAATAAAAGGTAGAAGTAGAGCAGAGATAGATGAAGTTATATCTGGTTTAGAAAAAAATTATGAAAATTTAGGGTATGAACCAGGCGAAATAGATCTTCTTGTAGAACAATACATTAATCAGAATTATCCAGGATACTACAGAGCAGATGGTGGCAGAATAGGTTATGCTAGAGGAGATACTGCAGAACAAAATGCTATGCAGGCAGCAGGCATCGAGGGTCTACCATTAAATCAAAATCCTGCAGGTATAACAGAATTAGATCTTAGAGAAACAGGTGGATTTATTCCTCCAGTTGGTGTAAAAGAAAAGGCAGATGACATTCCTGCAATGTTATCAAATAACGAATTTGTAATGACAGCAGACGCTGTAAGAGAATTTGGAGACGGTGACGTCGATAAGGGTGCAGAACGTATGTACGCTATGATGAAAACATTAGAAAACGGAGGAAGAGTATAATGGCTACAGATACAATAACACAAATAAATCAACCGGCTCCGTTTATTGAAGCGGCAGCAAAACCATATTTAACAGAACTTACATCAGCAATTGGTGATTACAAAGATCAAGACCTTACTCAATTATTTGGTCCACAATTTGTAGCTGGACCAGGTGCACTACAAACACAAGCAGAACAATTAGCAAGTGGACTAGGTGGTTTTCAACCTTTCTTACAAACTGCAGCAGCAAGCACT